TACGTCAGCGGGTCGCTGTGATCAGTGAGCACGCAAGCCTGCCTCAAGTCTTCGGAAGCGATGTGAATGCCGTGCGACATGACCTTATCCAAGATAACAAGTTTGGTCATGTAGTTAGGCTCTTTCAGATAGCACTCGACGAAGGTTTTGGTCTCTGGGTTATAGAAGGCCAAGGGGTGAACCTTTGGCACACTAAGTTGAGTCGCCAAGACTTTCGCCTTCTCCTCCATCTCTGCACGCTGCTCGTCGCTTAAACCGGTTATTTCTTTTGTCTCTGCCATAGGTGCGAGTGTTTTATTTGTTCTCGATGAGTCCGACGGTTAAGGCCACTTTCACTTTGATGGATGTGTCACCTTGTGCAACGGTCACAGGATCCGCAGCGATGCTGCAAGCCTTTAAGACCAGCACAGAAGGGACGATACCGCCGCCGTTGAAAGTAATGGGCACATCGAACAAGGGTATCAAATACGGGTCCCTGTTTGGAGCTGCATTCACGATACCTAACCAGGTCTCGTAATACATCTCAATGCTTGCGGATTGTTCTACTTTACCGAACCCGCGCGATACGGCATAAGGACCAGCCCCGTAATTATTAACGACCTCTTGCTTGCGGTCCCACTCAACGGAAGTAATTCCGATTACAGGATTGCCAAACAAGATCAAGTTAATGTTGTTCCAGGAGTGCGCTATGCCGTTTATTAATGGTGTTGCCATGTTGATTAAGCGATTGAAGGTTTGAAGCCGATAGGAATTTCAATGAAGCGCGCCACGCCATTAACAACGAGATCCACACCGATAACAAGCTTGCTGGTTGCCAGCACATCTTGTGTAGGGCTTATCTGCACTCGTCGTGCGGATAGTTCAAAATCTCGAAGCATCTGATCAAGCGCTGCATCTCCGATGTTTTCCAACATCGTGATGGTGTTGTCGCTCATCGTGCCGTCGGCGTTTAATGTGATTGGCGAGTTCAGTTTAGGCAGATAGGCAGCCCGTAGATTACGGATGGCCTTATCAATGGTCCGGTTGTTTTCGACATAAGCATAGTCGCTTGTTGGTACTACGGCTGTGTGCGAATCGTTCCAATATGAGCCGGATAAACCGACATGTTTTTTCAAGAAAATGAAGCGCTTGTCGTTCAAAGCTTCAAGCAGTCCGTCCGTTACTGCGGAGTTTGAAAACAGGGTTCCGTTTGAGAACGCCAGTACTTCAAGTTCTGTGCCGTTGGACATGTTGAACTTCTCGACCCATGCGATCGATTCGCTGACTTTAGCAAAAGCGATTGTGCCAAGGCAAGCGCCCAGGGCGGAGATTGATTTCCCGCATGTGATGTACAAGAAGTTTCCGTGTGCCCCGCCATCCTGCGCAAGAACCATTGAACACTTTTCGTCGGTTAAATTGTTCAGCGTGAAGATCGCAGACAAATCGGAAACGCCTGTCGTGTGCCCTCCGATAATGGCAGAAATGTTCTTACCTGCATCGTCCAGCGTTTTACACACCGTGTCGATAGCGGTTACGTCAGCGGCTGCAATGGCAGTAGCGTCTTTGTAAACTGCGATTTGACGAACGGCGCCTTCGGCATAGTTCTGGATTGAACTGATCTCGGTATAAGTGTACGGAGAAGGCACAACGTAGAATCCTACATAAAGCACGCCTTTCGGTTGGATGCGGAAAAATTCAGAAATATGATAGTGCCAAACCGCTTGCAGAGATGCAACTCCCGGTACTACGTTTTGCGTCCATGTTCCGGCCATGGTACCCGTGATAGTAGCAGTGTATGGCGTGCCCGTGTTCAAGTAAACGCCGAATTTCTTCGGCGCTGTAATCGTAAGCGTCGCTGTGTTAAACGACGCGGTGTATCCGTGGTTCACGGTACCGGCGTTAATTGCAGCGGTGATACTTGCACCCAGCAAAGCGATAGTTGAGTCGCCCGCTACTTTGGTGTAAGTACACAAGGTCGTAGACTGCGCGGCGCCTGTTGCGTCCAGATCAGCTACTTTGATGGTGATGGTATCTCCGGTAGAACCCGCAGTACCGATCAAGAAAGTAGCAGTGGCCGCCGTAGCGTCTGCGCAGGTGTCCAAGATACCTGCGTTAACCGCATCTTGCACACTATACAGAGCCTTCACGCGATTCGATGTAGTCCAACCTGACGGCAGGTTTCCATCCGCGGTATAGAACAGCATCCCGCTGATATGGTCGTTAGAAGGCAGTGGTCGACCTAAGCCGCCCTGCCCCTTGATAAACGTAAGATTAGGTAAAGACATTTCGCTTTCCTTTGGTTTTTAGGTTATTAATTACTGAACGACACGACTCTTTTCAACCCACAATGTGCCGCTGAACACGAATGTCAATACAGCGCTTGCGTTAGTGGATAGAGTGGCTGTACCTGCCGTCCGCCAAGTTGTACCCGTCGTAGTGGTGAACGTCAACTTGTTACCGCTGGCGCCTGTTGCGATGATTATGATTTCATCTCCCGCGTTGCACTTGGTAATGGTCGGAAAACCCAAACGGAAAGAATCCGTTAAAGCGATGCGGTAGTAAGTCTTATAACGGCTTGGCGCGATACGCACAGAATCGAATCCGGCAGCATCGGTGTAGGACGTGTATCCTAACGTGAGCTTTCGATACGTGTTGTCCGTTGAAGCGGTCGTGCCGAACTTCGGCGATGTGCTTTGAGCGGTAGCGTTAACCGCAGAGAAGGCTACCAGCATTAATGCGAAAAGGAATTTTTTCATTATTTCTTGTTTGATTTTTTAGAGTTTTGTTTTACTTCGTCTTCTTCCTGGATATCTGCAGGAGCTTCTTCCTGGATATCTGCAGGAGCTTTCACAGCGGTTCCAGACAAACCTTTGAGGGCTTCTTCTCTGCTTACCGCAGTGCGGTATTCAGGGTGCGGCACAAACAACCACCCGCCGTTGTCGTTCAGGTAGATGTGCGAAAAGCGCTCGTTTGCTTGGAGGTGCTGTAAAGCTTCCGGATTGATTTTTAATTCACTCATGGTGCTGCGGTTTATGATCCGTAAACGATTGTTTCAGAATACCAACCAACCTGCACATCGACTTTCATGTTCAACTTCAAGAACCACAATTCAGAGTTGGCTGCCAGCGGAGATATTTTAAGCGTAGTTTCATCGTCTGTTGAGTTCAAACCTAACCACAAGTTAGAGTCACGACTGGCAGTACCTTTTGCGATCATAAAGAAGTTATCAGGCAAATCGGTGATTTCAACAATGCGGTAACCGTCAAACGTTGCGATGCCGCGTTGAGTGATATCCACACCCTTATTGGCTTGGTTCTTCTGGGTTGTGTAGTAGATTTCCGCAGTGTTTTGGTTCATGAAGATTTTCATGTTCGGGTCCCTGCGCAACGCAACAGGGATCATCGCCGTACCTCTCGCCAATTCAGCGAAGATGTTTGAAGTACTTAAAGTTGTCGGCGATGATACGATGTTCGTTTGATCCGTGCCGGAAGTCGCAGCGAGCGCTTTCTTCTTCAAGCCGTTGATGTACTTGTAAATCGTAGTAAGGGTCGTATCACCGTTCCAGATTAATTTGTTCAAGAAGCGGTCGTGACGCTTCAACACCTCCTGTGCTACCACTGACTCAATGGACACAGGTAAACGTGCGTCAATCAACTTAGGTTCCATCATCGTAGCAAACCAGTGTGCTTCATAATCACGCGGATTGAATTCCGTGTAAATCATGTAGTCTTGAGGCTCCAATACAGCACCGTCTACAACCATATCGCCTTTACTTACGGGCGTGGCCGCTCTGTCCTGAATGAAGTCTTCATAGTCTGCACTAAAGCGAGGGATCGTGTACTTCTTCTTAATGCCATCCTGAATATAGATGTGCCCGCCTTGGACGGTATCATTTCCGGTAACAGCTTTCAAGATGAAACCTGCTGCGGCTTCTCCTGCGTAGGTTGTGTCGTTGATGACAAACCCGTCAAGCGCTACGTTATTGGGTGAGAAGTTTGTGTTCGTTAAGCCCTTTACAAAACCCATAGTCAGCAAGGCCGCCAGGGTGATGGCAGGATTCAATCCGGTGGTGGCGTAAAGTGCTGTCGCCACGAGAGCCATCAAAACGATGGACGATAAAAAGCGTGTTGTCTTTTTCATTTTTATTTCAGTTGAGTTTTGTTGGAAATTTCAGCCATGATGCCAGCGGCAGTTAAAGGAACTGCGCCTGATCCGGGCGTATTAGTTTTATGAACATTGGCGGCTTTCGCATTCAGCGGAATAGCTTCCAACTTTTTGCGAGTTCCTTCCAAATCCTTTGAGGCATCTTCAATCCACATGTTGCGGACTTCTTCATTACCGCCCAGGCGAGAAGAGAATTCACCAATCAGGTTTTGTGCAGCGGCCAAGGCTTGCGCTTGTTCTGCTTCTGCTTGTGCAGCAGTTGCGGCATCGCGTTCTGCCTGCAAATCGTTTTGCGCTTGCGTGAGCTGCTCCTGCAATTCTGCCACACGAGCTTCCGCTGTGGTGGCTGCTTCTGTGGCAGTATTCAACGCCTGCGTTAAACGCGTGCTTTCGGTTTTCAGCACGTTGATTGCCTCAACGATGCTTGCCTCATTGGCTTGTTCGTTCAAGCCGAGGACGTTTGTTACGTTTTTCATATTAGTAGTAAACAAGTTTTTTAGTTGATTGTCCGCTTCGGACCACAAGGCTGCGGCATCCATCGCCATGTACTTGCGGTTCTCATCTTGTGTGCTTTCGATTTCAGTACACAAGCCGTCCGCCAAACATTGAGAAGCATCGAGCCACTCCGTTACGTTCATGCGTTGACGCATTACGTCTTTTGTGACTTTCGTTTTAGCAGCCAAAGCAGTAGCGAGGCTGTCCATCATGTTCTCGTATTGGTCCGTCGGAACATTCTCGCCTTGTACAGGGTGCATCATTACACGAGCGTAATCCGCCATGTAGCGCTTTCGGCCAGCCGCGAAAATCGGACCAGCCATGCTTGCAGCAACTCCGACGTTGTAAGTATCAACCGGAGTTTTGCTTTTTAAAATAGCGTTGAGAATATTATACCCGTCGATGACATTTCCGCCCGGGCAGTTGATGTAAACTTTAATCCGCTTCTTGCCCATATCATCCAGCATCAAGAGTTCTTCTTGAAACCGTGCGCCGTCGATCATGTTTTCACCTGATCCGATTTCTCGGTTCAGTAACATGATGGGTTCGTCCGTGTGTGGGTTTAAGCAGTAAAGCACGATTCAAAAGTAGAACCGACGTATAGCGCACTACCCCGTTTGTTAACACATTTATTTAGTAGCTGTGTTTGTTGGACGGCAGGTACTTTGCTTTCTCCTGCGGAGGCATCGAATTGAAGAACTTGTCGAGCGCTTCGCGCACCACAGCAGACCGACTCTCGTCGTTCAGCTTTGCGTAATTGTCGACCATGGTAACGAGCTTCGGTTTAAGTGAAGACGCCACCACTTCGTTTTCGATTCGTGCATGAATTCTATTTTCACTCATTTTGAAAGATTAAGATTTTACCTTTTTCATCGAACAACCCGAAACCTTGTCGGGTGAACATCTCTTCGCCACAACATTGTGTGTAAACCAAGCGCACAGAGAAACGATTACACTCCTGCTTCTCGTATCCGACGCTTACAATGTCGATAGGCTCATTGCATGCGTTGAAGGACTGGCAGTATCCGCGCATTACCGTCTCGGTGTTCGGATTGTTGCGCATGAAGTCTTCTACGCTTTGGCAAATAATTGATTGTTGACAAGATGCGAGCGCCAACAAGAGGCCCGCTGCGATGATTATTTTTCTCATGGTTTAAGTGTTGTAAAAGTGAACGTGCATCAACAGTTGACGGCTTGCAAAAGTGGCCCCGTAGACAACGGTAACTTGAACAAGTCCGGCGGTAGTGATAGCCATGCGCGCAGGGTAGAACGTGCCACCTGTGTCGTAAATCTCACAAGGCAGCGTGATGTTGTATGCGGGTCTGTATCCTGCCGGCAGTGTGAATATCGTTTGCCCGGTTGTGGCACCTGCGCCGCACGTCACCACCATGTCAATCGTGACCAAACCGACGCGGCTTTTTCTGAACTTCGCATACCCTGAACCCGCGGAGTAGTTAGCCCCGTAAGCAGGTTGTCCGACGGCTCCTACTTCTCTCCACGCCTCCGGAGACTTCAACGAAACAAAAGAAGAATAGTCGCCGATGTAGCCCGCTGTTGAGCTTGTGCCGGCTTTAACTTCGACGGTCCGAATAGCCAAGACGTTATAGTTATTTCCGTCCGTGTGCTGTACCGGATCGCTGTCTGTGCCTGTTCGATATGACGTGGCGATGCAGACCACAGCAGTGTTGCCGCCTGATACGGTGAAGCTCGCTGTGTTCGGTGCCAGGAAGATTTCGCCACCTGTGTAGATGGCCCCGCGGCTAATCGTGTAAGTCGAACCGGATCCGGTGTTCTCCAATCCGTAAAGGATATCGGCCGCAGGAGAACCGCCCGTATCATCATTGGTGCCTATGCTTCGGCATATCGCTTTAAGGCAGTCCTGATATGCTTCCTGCAAGTGGTCGATTGTTCCTTTCTTAATTGGCATCGCAACGGTGCCGGCGATGTTTGTAGTGAGTATCTTTTTCATGCTCTGTTTTGTTTTAATGTGAGGTATATCTCGTGGAGGGTCTCTATTGCAACCTCCCAAGCCCAGAATGTAGCTTTGTAAACTCCCGCTACTAGCGCAGCTACGATTACGAAATACATTGCCGCTGCTAACAGCCCGCTTTTGCTGTAGATGTAAATAAGTTTATCCACCACGCCCGAAAAAGCGAAGGATAATACAAACCATGCAATAAAAGTCGTGATGTACTGTTTCATGCTTAATATGTTTGAACGTCATAGGTTATAGAGCAGGCGTTGTATCGGTCGACAAAATTCCGGACTATGCTTTCCGCGTCTGGACCGAGTGCCAGGTAATCGACGGCGGGAAAAAAGACCGTGAAGTTTTTAACCACTCCGCCGATGGTGATTGAAGCCGGAACGAATTCACTTGAAATCGTTTCACCGACTCGAGAAGAAAGCGCCTCTGTTTCTCCGACTCGGAAGAAAGTGTTTACGAGTGTATTGGTTTGAATGTAGATGTCCGGAGTGCCGGGAGGCTGATTAAATGTGAGATTGAAGCGTTTGTTCAATGCCCACTCAAGCGATAATTTACCGGAGTTGTACAACTGCGTCTCGTCAGATCCGCGAGACGTTTCGAGTAAAAGCTTCCAATCCTGCGGAGCCGTGTCCGGTGTGGATGATGTAGAAGTTACAATGCATTCGTAGATAGCATCGTTAAAATAGATCTGCTCGTATTGCAAAGCAGTTCCGGACCATGCCGGTGCAGCGCTTCCTTGCTTGTATTCCGCAAATGTTTTGGACAAGCGACCGAAAGCGGATGCAAGTCCTTCGCGCAAAGCCAAGTCTTCGGAAGTGCGTTTTTTCGGAGGTGTTAACTGCGAAACAAGTTTTGGTATGTCGATATCCCAGATACTCATACTTGAGGCTTATAATAATCGTAAAAGAAAAACTGATCTATCTGCAGAAACGGAAAGCGCCGGATCAAGCGGTTTCGCAAATCACGCCACCAGAGATCATGCGCTTTAAACAGCGTGCTGTAATCAAGTTTACAAGCATCGTTGAACAAGTCATTCTCAAACGAGTTGATGATTCGACTCATTTGTTTAGTCGCGACCCGAAAACCCAAAGACACTGTGTAACTTTCTGTCTTGGTCGCTTTTGCAATATCAAAATCGATAATACTTTCCATGTTATTCAGCAATAAAGTTTAAAGAATCGGTAAATGTTTGTCCGGACGTGGTCTCTTCCACCAAGTACCCCGCGCCTGCTTGGTATCTGCGGTTCAACGTATCTGCACCAAGTACAAGGTCGATGCCTGCACCGAAGCCTTGTGAGTCAAGTCGTCCGCTCATCTGCTGGATGACTACATCGTTTACACCGGGCACGTTCTTGATCAGCTTCTCTACCTCGCGCACGTAGATGTAGCCGTCGAAGTTCGTCGTGCTTAAAGTCTCAAGGTAGTCTTGCAGCGCTTTGATTACTGCGGCAGATATCACCGCATTGTATGCGGAGTCGTAGTAGATGTCTGCTTCCAGATACAACTTATCTGCAGCAAGGCTTATAACGTTGTAGATGATTCCCGCAGTACCGAGTTGGTCGACATAGGTTTCTGCTGCTGTTATCTCCAGAGAGGACAGCGCTCCAAGCGGTGAGCCTTTCGCCACTTTAAGTACAACGGTTTGCGCGACGGTTGAACTCACACTGCAAGCCTTGATAATTCGAAGAGTCGCGTCCTCAACAGCATAGCCCACTACTCCGTTTGCCACTTGCAATACCTGCGGATTGGATGTGGAGTATTGAAACTTGAACATCTTGTCTTGCAGCCAATAACTTGAAGCTGCAGCAGATACTTTTTGAACGTCTTGCATCTTCTGCAAACTCAAATCGTTCAACTGCTCGAGCAGCGCTTGAGATATAGCTATCGTGTAACAGATGTTGCGCAGCACGTTACGCTTGGACCACGTCGAAGGGTTTATCGTTACACCAACGGCTGCGAATTCCGTCACCAGGTTGGTAGTTATGTAGTCGTAGCACTCTTGTACGGTTCTTGCCATGTTATGCGTGTGGGTTTATTTGGTTTTCGTCCTCGTCTATGATAATTAAATCAAGCGGTGCGTGTGGGTTTATTTGGTTTTCGTCCTCGTCTTCGATAATTAAATCAAGCGGTGCAGGTGATTGGATAAATACCCCTGTGCTTGTGTCGTCATCTGATCCGGAAGAGTCGATTAATTCTGTTTCAAAGTCCATGGAGTAGTGATAAAGCGCATCGTGGTCGAAGTCGGGCGTCTCCATTGACAGCGCAAGGAAACCGCAGGCATCGGGCTTGAAGCGGTTCAGTTTACTTGCTACGGCATCCCGTAGGGCGTAAATCGTGAGGTCCTGTTCGAAGCTGCCTTCCGTGTTCAGATGCATGTTCAGGATGTGGACGCGGAAAACTATCGGGATCGAATAATAGCCGCCGCCAATAGGTCGAGCCTGTCCTGTGTCGGTTATGGTCTCAACAAGTGCGCAAGGCATCTGATAAACTTGAGACGTACCGGCACGCAGCCGTTCGACTTGATTATTCCACACACGAGTGTGCAGCGTCGTCTGGACTCGGTCCGCTGTCTCGACTTGAATTGTCGCAACCTGTGTGAGCACATCTTCTAAAGCCTGCCTTAACGCCATATTTCTTCAATCGTTTTATTGATCAATGTTTTTTGTTTTCGTCGCAAGCTCGGACCGTCGCCCATGTACTTACGCTTTGGCATATTGCCTTCGCCATCGTTATGGATTGACGCATAGGGCAAGTCAACACGAAGGCGGATTAACTGCCAACGGGCATCGCGAATCGAGTTAGCCGTCGCGCGTCGTAGTTTACCTGTAAGCGTTAACGTCGGTTTGGTCCGACGGCTCAAACCCCTGTTTAGCGGGTACTTGTAAGCCCGTGTGCCCGGTATTCTACGCTGTGGTACCTTCCAGGTCTTACCCTCCCAGCTTGACTTGTCGAATGAGTCAACGAAATGCTCCTCCGCTTGCTTTGCAAGTAGAATCGGCAGACGTCTTTTCGTCTGTTCGATGTTTCGTCTAATCCGGCCAAGTCCAAACCTGTCAGGCATCTGCTTTAATTGGTTTTAGTTTAAAATCGTATTGTTCAGTCATCAAGACAGAGCCTTTGCGAATCTTCAAATCGTTGAATTCTACTTCGTCTCCGTCGATATCTTTTTCCGGTGCAAGCCGTTTCAATCCATCGACGAACAAGCGCCAACGTGAAGGAGCCAGCGTCACAAGTGACACCTTTCGCCCTCCTTTTTTATAATGTTTTACGGCGGCAAGGATTGTATCGATCACAGCGTTTCCGCTTACGTTAGACGTTCTCATCTTCATTCGTTTTAGGTTCAAAAACAAAATTTCCTTTCTGCCCTTCCAGCACTTTATCGTGTACAACTTCACCGGTCCTGATATCTTCTGGAATGCCGTCCGGGTATGCCCCGCATGTCATTTTTTCATAGTCGTAGTGCTTGCAGCTAAAGCACGGTGGTCTGTTTTCTAAAAGCATAGTTTACAAGTTTGATAGGGTTTTCTTTACTTCTTTTTTAAAGTCTTCGAGGTCTGTATCGCCTCCGTATTTCGCGTGGTACTTTTTCAACATGAGATCACCGATGCTTTTTGCCGTATCTCTTGGTGAATCCGATCCGATATATTCGGCCCAGGCTTCTGCGATCATTTCGTGTTTTAAGTGCGGCCTGTAACCTCCCGCCGTAGCTGCATACTCGCTCAAACGCTCTTTCAAAAAAGCTTTCCCGAGCTTATGTTCTTTCTCGAATATGCTTATGAATTCCTGGTCGTCTCTCAAGGAAAGCAGATTATCTAATTCGTGGCCGTACTCGTGATGGAACACGTGACTCGCTTTACCGCTGCCTTTAGAGAAAAATTCGGAACGAACATTTCGCTCGACGATATCATCAAGTTTCGCAACGGTTCTGGATCCTGCTTCGTTAAAGTAAATACCTGTCAGTTTGCGAGTTGAAAACTTTAAATCGCCTCTGTCGTAATCTACGCCGGAGCTTCTGTGCGCTATGGTTCCGCTTTGGGTCTTTGGCACCATCGCACTCACCGTACTGGCTGCTCTTTTATCAGCTCTTTCTTTACCGAAAAGTTTTACCAGGGTCTCATACGCCTTCGTTTTTTTATACGCCTCTGTGATTATGCGCTTCTTCTCCCTGTTGCTTGCCTGGATGCTGCCGACGCCCTCCATTTCTATTTCAGGGAAAAGCGACTTGTACTTATACAGCGCTTGATTGGACATATTGGCAATAGAGATATCCAACTTGCCGAAGTCCGCAAACTTAGCGCCGAAGTCTTTCGCGATTTGTTCAGCTTCCTTTATCGTTTTGGCTACTTTAATCGGCGGGGCTATCTTCTCTGTCGGAAGCGGTAAATCGAAATTTCTTTTTGCACGCGCCCTGTCTTTCTTTGGCACGTCGAAATAAGGGTGCGACTTGTTGAACACTTCTCCGGTCTCGCCGGGATTCTGTTTAAACAAATCCTGCATCTGGTCCTCAACAAGTTTGGCTTTGCGCTTGTAGTCCGACGTAGGTTTATCGTTGGTCTGCAACAACAAGCAGCGGCAGTTGAAGTGATTAAGGGGTGTTATCTTCTTCCAGATAGGATCATCCACAGGTGCCACAAGGTTGTTCAACGGGCGGCAGATATCCGAAGTGTTTACGTCAATGATGGCTCTGTATTTGAGGCTGTGCATGACGTCCTTCTCCGCTTGTATAGTCCTCCACTTGCTTGCCATTTGGGCTTGCCCTACTGCGGTGTTGTATTCCGTTTCGCCCCACACATCATTCCATAGAGTGAACTTCTCACGAGCCAATTTGCGGAACTCCGAAGAGCTTCTCAAATTACCTTTCTCGTCCACAAGCAGACTGCCAATCTCTTTTGTTTGTTGATATGTTTTCGCTGCGGAAAAAATATACACGTTGTTCACCAGCTCGTTTGCAAGACTCGCTGTATCGTAAGTGATTGGACCGAAGCCCTTTAGCACTCCGTCTTTCAAGTACTCCGCGATGGCATAATACAGGCTTTCCGGTAACGTGTAAGCTGTTACCTTGCCGGACTCAATGTCCGCGATGAATTGCCATATCGCATCAGGAGTAAAATTCACGGAGTTTATTTTCTATGCTTTTAAATCCTTTGGCTGGCGGCATTGTTGGTTCAGTCTGTTTTATTTCGACAGCAGGAATGCCTGTTCGTTCTTGGAAGTATTCAGCGTCCATCTGCAAGCCCGCATCCTTCATCGTTTTGGCGATGGTAGCGGTTACTTGATTGGACTCGTCTTCTCTCTTCCTGGCGATATGCTTCTCTTCATCGTTAGCGAATTGAAACCTCGCATCTTCCGGGATTGCAAAGCCCAATTTTCGAAGCTTCGGAAACACCTGTTCGTTGATGACAGATTCCATATCTGCGCCGTCCGTTGATTGTTTGGCCTTGAGCGCTTTAGCCGCAGGGCTGTCTTCATTCTGCATGCCAAGTTTACCTGGGACCGAATCCAGCGCGTCAGCATGCCCGAGAATCACTTTACTGATTTTTGCCTCACAGCGCTTTTCTAAGTTCTCGAAAATTAAAAACCCGCTGCCGGTTCCGCCATTTGCTTGAATGAATTCCAGCTTATCTTCTTTATCGAAGATACCCCAGCCCGCACTGCCCATCTCGGACAACATGCGCGCCAAGTCGTCGCGGTACTCCTGTTCTCTGCTATCTGTAAACGCAGCTCGAAACGGCATGCCGAACATCTCCGAAGCCGTCGTGTTAAAACCTAAATTGATTCGGGTAATCACCTCATACAGCCCGACCTTGTAAAGTAGCCCATACCCGCAACGGCTGTAACCGTTCTCCGATGGCGTAGTCGCCCAGATATGCCAATCATCGTATGGCGGTTCCAGAAAGGATGCGCCGTGTATGTTGTATTGGAAAGTAACTACGTTCAAACGGTCCGGGCTGACAAGCCAGCGCGGTACGGTCGATATGCCGGGAAATCTCCCGCCTTCCAGATCACCTAAAGCGACAAGGCTATATCCGTAGAACTTCGCGTCCAGGATATGACTCATCAACTCACGAAACCACTTCGCTTCTTTGAATTGCAGCGTCAAGTCTTCGAGGTCTTTATCCTTAACGCTGATCCGGTAATCCCGCAACAAGGTTAAATCCTTACGCGCTTCCATGCATGCGAATACGTGGCCGTTTTGGATAGTATCGTTAAAGAGATTCTGCACTTTCACCCTGTGCGGGTAGTAGTCGCGCTCCATCTCGTTGATGGCTTCTCTCCAAGTAGCCACGTTCTGACGGAGCCTCTGCAGTTGCAGAATGCGCGCGTCCTTGTTGATGGCCTGCGCTTTCTTCACAGAGGGCTTTCCGCCTAATCGATTAAATATGTTATTGATCAAACCCATTAGTAGTTATTTTCATTTCGGACAGCCCCGCCAAATGGAAAGCGCTTACCTGTTCGCGGTTGATTTTTGGCGATGTCAGCGGTCACGTCATCTCCCTTCGCAGCACGTCGAAGCCATGCGATTGCATCGTCGTAGCGCTTAACACGGAGCTCCGGAATAGATGTTGGTGCGATACGGCTGTGCAAGTGGTAGATTGCTACATCCATGCATGCCGTTACGATTTGCTGATTGCGGTTGTCTGCTGCTATCCAGTAGCCTGTATCACTCGGCCACAGGTTGACTACGTTGTGCGCACCGTTGTCGGTCCAGTAAGTGCTGCCGTTCTGCGCATCTGGGAAGACGTTTGCAAATGGTAGATTCTCGATGCGTCCGTATTCCAGCGCCTGCGTTGCTGATATCATGGTGGACGCTACTTTACAAGTATACTTGCGGTTCTTGTAAATCACTTTGTCGTCGACGTTGTAGGCTTTGAGATAGTCGAAGGGTGTGTGGTTAACAGGTGCTTTCACGTAGAACATCTCGTACTGTGCACCAATCAACGCCCACTTCGTTGCGTCAAACGCTCCGGTGGTGGACGCTATGCATCTGTAAACCTGCCCGCCGTTAACGCACATCATGTTTGCCGTGTAACTGGTCAAGCCTGTATATCCGTTGGCGTCAAGATAAATCCGATCGTTATATCCGTAGGTGGTGGCGTATGCGAATTTAGCAGTGTCGCTGAACTCGGTGTCAAGGTCGTACTTGTGTCGCAGATAGGACTTAACCTCTTCGATTGCAACGCTAAGTGCGGAATTCAGGACCGCAGAATCCAAACCGATTATCTGGTTAAGGTGGTCCGTTTGTATCAGTCTTTTGAGATCCGAAGTTATCAAGTACGCCATGATAACAACGAAAGTAAAATTGATGTCTCGCTATCCTTTGCCGTATTTCAGCGATAAATTGCCGTAAGTGCGCCTAAATCAATAGCCGTGATTTGATTCTCTGCGTCCAAGCTGCACAGGTCTTCGGTCCTCTGATTTCTCGAACTTGCGGTACTGATCACGAAGGACCGTGCAGAAGAAGTATCTGGTTAAATCGCAGAAGTGACCGAAGGGCTGGTATGATTGTTTTGTACGCGGATCTGTTACGGTCTTCTTGTCCACTTTACCGTTCTTGTCCTCTTTGGTATTCTCGTAGTCGCTTATCGCTGTCTTGCAAGACAAGTCGACTCTGAACCGGATCTTCTGAATCTCGTTTTCCAAGATGGAATTCAAGAAAAACGCAGACGTGACCACAGAAGGATTGGACCGAGCTACTTGGATCGTCGGTCTGAACTGCTTAAGCTCGATAGCCATGAGCTTGAACAAGTCGTGCCCCTTCTCTTGCTTAACGTCATCCTTCACGCTGGTAGCGTCACCACCGATGAACACCCTGCCGTTATGGCCCCACTCAAGCAGTTTGCGGGTTATGGCTCTGCCCATTGCATGTGTGGTATTGTCCGGATTCTTCAATGCGAATTCCGCTATTTTGTAAACATCAAAACCTCCGTCCTTCTCTTCCACCTGGAAGACGCCGCAAGGGAAGTACGGAACCGTGTTTTCGTCAAACATCAAATAGACTGCCAAGTCGGGATTGTATGGATAGGTGCCTGCGTGTATTTCGGATTTCCATTGTTTCAAGAATTCGCCACCGTAAGTGGTTTTACCGTATTCGCCCAATACGTTAATGCGGTATTGGTTGAAGTTGCGTGTGCGCATGGATTCGTATTCGGCGATAAGGCTTTCATTCACAGCACCATACTTGCCACAGGGCGAACCAACGATCCAGAAGTTATCTCGATAATCTGTTTTAATCAGCAAGGTGCGCCCGTCTCCGCTTATGCGGATGAAGCTATCGGGCGAAGGGAGTGTGCCGTACTCGTCTGTGTCGGTCCATGTGATAGTGTCGGTTAGGTCCGTCTTCACCCATGACCTTTCATCAACGGGATTCCATGCCGCGAAAATCTTTTGGTTCTGCATTCCGCGTAGAGACATTTGGAGCTGTTCGTACTCACTTATGTCGTAGTGGTTCAACTCATCCAGAAAAACATACTTAAAGCTCTCTACCCCTTTCACTTTCTCGTCGGAGTCCAAACCCTGCATGAGTATTTGTGCACCATTATCGAAGCGCATCTCTCGGTCCATCTTCTCACACAGCGGGTAGAGGTAGGTTGTATCAACCGCGACGTGCAGACTTCGTTTAATCGTCGTTTCGATACGTGTAGATTCCTTTCGGAAAGTCAGCGAGCTGAACTTGTTAACCGCTGCTTCTTTGGCAAGAACCTGACAAATGGAAACGGTTTTGGCGGACGACTTACCGCCGTAAATTAGTATCGTCCTAATCCGTTTGTCCGCGACTGCTTTTTCGATAATGAAGTAAAGCGGATTGAACCACGTTTTCCGGAACTTGATGTCCCGGCGGCGTATCATATCGAGTCTTCTATTTGGTGCTGTCATTTGGTTTTAAAACTTCTGTTGCTTCTGCCCAATTAACATGTGCCGATTTCAACCAATCTATGTTCTGTTGACTGAATTTATCTATTTCAAATGCGCCATGCCCATCTTCGTGTGAGATTGACAAATCGTATTTTTTACAAACGGCTTCGATTTCTTCCAAGAACTTAACTTGCTTCTCTGGTATCTCGGTGGATTTATTCGTTATGCAATTCCAAGTTTCCATGTTATGATTCGTTATTTGTTTGACTAATAATTTCCACGTCTTCAACATCGTCGATGTAGACCGCTCTGCGTATCTCTTCGTCGACGCCTGCAGGTTTGATATTCAAATCTACTTTCTCTGAACCATTTACGCCAATCATTTTTGTTAATGCGTTCAAAGCCTGTAACTTATCCATCATTTCGATTTTAACGGTCTCGCCTTTCTTGAACTCAATGGACTTGATGGCCCATGCGGTCCGGTCATCCACTTTGCTTAGATTCTTGAGTCTGCCGTTAGTGTCGATCAGGTCCTTTACCGTTGCAGATAGGACCGTGAGATACTTGTCTGCGAGGTTGACCGCGTTCAGGAAAAGGACCTTTGCCACATCGTCCTTGAGTTTCTTCATGAACACTTTGCCCGCTTCGGATTTCAGCACGGCATTCGCTTTCAGCTTAGCGCTGGCTGCGGAATACCCTGCAAGCCTCGCGGCCTCCGCACCGTTACCCGTCCGCAGGTAGTGCAGGCAAAGTATTTTTTCCATCTCTGGAAGTCCGCCGTCTTCCCAGTCTATTTCAAAGTTTGCCGTGTCCATGACAAACGGTGCGGGCTTCTGCTTTGTCCGCTTAGTAGGTTTGGGCGACCTCGCCACCCTCATTTGACTTGCTTTTTTCATTTCGTTAGCGGCTTTCGGTTTCAGTTATCTCTCCACGTTTTCGTTTGGTGGTTGTGTAGCTTAGTCGGTAGAATTTAATCCCTTGATACACGGTGAAGTCTGCTTCATCAACCCCCAAAGCAAAAGATACCTCCTCTGGGCCGATGCCAAACAGCTTGTAAAGCTTTTCCACCTCATCTCTGACGTATGCCCAGTAGCGTCTGTCGTCGGACCGGAAGTTGCCTTGGTACCGGTCCGGTGCATCGCAAAAGGCGATGTAAGCGTCTTTACGGAGGTAGCCAAATTGGATGCCGTGCAGTCGGGCGTCTTCCACTCCGAGCAGTGATACCAAGGCTTTCGAGAATACAACGTAGCCGGGCGGGTTAATCCGTAAGAAGCACTTGCCTTTCTTCTTTCTTGATATTAATAACTCCATGATTTTTAAATAGTTATGGGTTTTTGTTCAGTTTTTACTTCGTTCATTCGTGATTTGCAGGTAAGTATCACCTGACTACTTGGGTAGATATCTGCTATCCGTCGGGCGTAGCCGAATGCCTGTTTCTTGAAGTCCTCTCCATCGCCGGAGAACTCTTCAATCACTTTCTTGCCTTTCCCGAAAGGGATTACGACTTGTATTTTGTATTTCATGCTGCTTTGAATTTTAAGTATTTTGAACGGCGGACCTTTACGGCTTCCATCACCGCATCGTTGAGGTCTTTTTTGTTGACCAGCGCCCGAAGGATGTCCTCTTCGATGCTGTCCTGTGTAATGAGTCGGGTGTTTATCACGGTTTTGGTTTGTCCTTGTCGGTCCAATCGGGCCACCGCTTGCAGGTATAATTCCAGAGGCCAATCCACACCAAACCACGTAATCAGGTGCCCCCCATATTGCAAATTCAATCCATGCCCTGCACTTGCTGCGTGTGCAAGCAGGATATCCACTTCACGAGAATTCCACGCGTCGATGTCTGCGGAGCTCGTCAAGGTCCTGACTCGATACGCCTTGAGTCTTTCTTTTATTCGGGGTATATCGGCCTGAAATTGGTAAAAAACAAGCATCGGCTCTCCCTGCGCCTCTTCGACCTGTTCGGCAAGGGCTTCAAGTTTGGCATCGTGGATGATATGCGTCTTCTTATCCGCGTCGTAGACAAAGCCGTTTGAGAACTGCCGGAGTTTACCCGTAAGTGCCAGTGCGCTGACTGCCGTTATCTCTTCGTCGCCAATCCCCAGGAACAAATCCTTCTCAAAGCTTTTGTACAACTTCTGCTCTTTTTCATCTAATGCGATGCGGATAGTGCGGTCAATGCGCTTAGGCAAGTCCAGATAGTCAGATGACTTCATCGAGATGCAGATATCTGATATCTGTTCCATGATCTGATCCTTGGCGGCCTCTTCCCGAAGTTTGTACTCGTAGATGATGTGTCCGTTGCGCTTACCCGGGATGAAATAGGTCTCTCGGTACTTTGTCAAGGTCTTACCAAGTCGCTCGCCTTGGTCCATAAGGTAAAGCTGCGACCACAGATCGATCAATCCGTTAGGTGCCGGAGTGCCGGTTAAACCAATCAGGCGCTTGAGCTGTGGCCGGATCATGCGAAGCGCTTTGAACCGCAGCGACTTTGGGCTTTTAAAACTCGACAGCTCGTCGATGATCACGCAGTCGAAAGGAAGCTTCCCGGCGTAATACGTGACAAGCCAAGCGACGTTCTCCCGATTTATCACCCAGATGTCCGCATCCTGGCGAAGTGCTGCAATACGTTTTGTAAGTGGTCCCAGGATCTTGGCGACTCTCAAATGCTTGAGGTGCTCCCACTCGTCTACCTCTCTGGACCAGGTATCTTCGGCAACCCGTTTCGGGGCGATAATCAAAGGGCGTTGAATGCAGAAGTCTTCATTCAACATCCAGTCGATGGCCGTGAGGCTCGTGCAGGTTTTACCCATGCCCATGTCCAGAAATAATCCACAGAACGGATTCTCTTTGACGTGATCAACTCCGTGGAGTTGGTAGGGTCTCATCTGATCTTTACTTCTCATTATCAATTTCGTTTAAAAATCCACTTACGCTTTCCATGCTGTCAACGACTCTTGTTTTGAATCCGATTTTGGTTAGCCACCGCATGACAACTTTCTGCAGGGGCCCCGGTTGCTCTCCGGGTTTCTTCACTTCGACAAACCAAATCTTGCCCATCGGAACCAGGACCATGCGATCCGGAAATCCTGCGAAAAAAGCCGGGAAAAACTTCACCGCTTTACCGCCTCTTTTGGCAACCTCTTTTTTCAATTTTTCTTCTATTCGTTTTTCAGTCATTTTTTGATGCATTATATGTACGCGTGCGCGTGCGTGCGCGCAGGGAAGACCTAAAACCCATTTAAAGGATTTATAGACCTATTTTTACTCTTTAATCTTCTTAAATTTCCTTTATTGCTGTCAAGTTTAAAAACCTTGTGACACTTGAGACGTTTAGGTATTTTCATTTCTAAATAATTGATTTTTAATGTTTTAAGGTGTCACATTAGGTGTCACAAAGTCCGCACAAGTGTCACACGCAGGTGTCACAGACGTCACACCCTCTGTGACACCGTTTGTGACGTCTGTTTTTATATAAGTTTTACGCATTTATATAGATTTTAGTTATTTAAAAATTCGAATTTTCCGGGTATTTCTTCTCTGAAAAAACCTCTCCTTTGCCGTCCGTAGGCAACCCCAAATCTTTTCTGTTCTTGGCTCTCTTTCCACCCGATCATGCGAAGCGCATTCCGTATAATTCCAGCCGACTTCTCGTCGATAGCATCTCTGCGCCCCAGGCATTCGTACCATATCTCGTACACGCATACGCGCATGCGGTAAGCCCCTTCAACCTCTCCTGATGGGTTGTTTTGCAACCAAATGAAGCGGTCGTATTGCTGCCATTCGTAGAAGCTGACCGGTACTTTAATATCCAGGTAGTTACGTATAAGCTCCGTCCATGGGTGTTCTTCGGTATGCCTGCGCTGTACTTCTACGGCCTCCAATAACATCGCTTCGGACAACCACAACGCTTCACCGGTTTGGTAGTAATGCACCGCCTCCGCCCATATCTGATCAATCTCTTCGGCACTCAAGTCTTTAAGTACGTCCTTCTCTGGCAGAGTCTCGTGTACGACCACCGGCCAATATCGCCTGTTACCTGTCGGGTCCTTCAAGAAGTCCCAACGGTTGGTGGTGCCTACGATAATGCACTGCCTTGGGAAGTTCTCTACCTTATGCCCGTAGGCCACACGATACTTGTCCTCCCGCTTACTAATGAAGTGCTTTACGGCTTCGATTTCACTTTTAGCCATACCTGACAACTCCGGGCACTCGATGATCCATGAACCCTGTATCTGTTCATAGGCTTTGGTCTCGTTGCGGTGCAGCAAGTTAAAAGAGAAGCTATCGGAGAACCAGCGCCCGCCCATGCGCATGAACAGCGACGACTTCTTGAGCCCCTGATCGCCGACCAACACAAGCATATTATCGAACTTGACGCCGGGCTCCATCACGCGGGCGACGGCTGCTACAAGTGTCTTGCGAGTTACCGTCCTGACGTAGTCGGTCTGCGAAGCTCCGAGATATTCGGTAAGCAGTTGCTCAAGGCGGTGTTCGCCATCCCACGACAAGCCGTTGAGGTAATCGCGCACCGGATGAAAGCTATTACGTTGTGCCCATACCAGCATCGCGTCTCTGGTCTTCGCCAGGTGACTGATACCATAAGCCTTCTCAAGATAATGTCGGATGTTGGCGTCGTCCATATCAACCAGTCTGCGGTTGTGCCATCCGACCTTGCGCCAGGGTAAATCTTTCACGGCCACTTCACACTTCTCGAAGTCATCGTAAGCAATGCGACCGCGGAAGTAAGGGTCGTTCTCAAGCACCAAACTGATATTATCAATGGTGCCGTACACATTACCATGGCGGTCAACGTCCAGTCTTTCCTTCCAGTCATCGCTTCCGGTCTCGTCTTCTTCGAGCTCGCCCATCTTGAAGTCCTCGCGCGCCATGGCATTACGCTCATCTACCAGCAAGCGCTTCACCTTCGCATCTCTCGAGATGAAGTCCTGCATTGCCAGGTAACTGGGCAACTTAGACACCGGAGTGCCGTCCTTGGCCTCTTCATCCTTGGCACCGAACAAGTGAGTGCGCACCAGGTCGAAGGCGTTGCAAAGCTTACCGCTGATCGGATCCGTACCGTGGTGGCTGTATGCGAACTTATCATCGTAGATAACCAAACCGCCTGCGGTGGATCCTTCCAGATAGGTGTACCGCCCATTGTCGCAGGGCGTGTATATTTTGCCCAGGAAGACTTCAAGCGCTTCGTGGATGTCATACGTCCTGCAGAACGCGCCAATCGTTCCGGGCTTCTCTAAAGGGTCTCCTTGATGGGCGGCGCTCTTTTTCAGCAACTCACTGACTTTTGATGACACAGGCCACTGCGAGCAGTCGGTCCAGTCGCGGTAAGTCGAAAGCACGTCATCCGCACTCAACCAGTCCCCGTCTTGGAAGTGGTACTCATATTCTCCGTCCTTGGATGTAGACGGCCAATACATTAAGCGCTCTGGTTGGAAGGTGGTCGGGTCGAAGAGCTCGATGTCGAGATTACCAGCTACACGTCGGGCGATAGCCTCGTATTCAGTCGGGTTGACCTCTCGGTCAAGCGGCATAATAAGCCGCAGGCGGGGCTTCTCGGGCGTGTGCTTGTGCGTGCTATACACCACAGCAGCATCTCCGTACAACATCGTGAAGTCCTCCCAAAAGCCCGGATGTGCGAAGTCAAGGTCTAACGTGATAATCTGTCTTGACATCACACTTCGGGCTTTACGTCTGCCGCCATGGATAACACCGCCAACGAAGCCGCCGATGTCTTTAATCTCGTCCTGTCTGGACTTCTTGGCGCTGTTGTACTCTGAAACGGTCTCCGCTGTTACATGCGTCTTGGATAGCTTGACGACTATCTCGGACCAGTTAAGCTCCTTAACCTTCCAGCTCGTATCTTTTCTGTGCTTGCCAATGGAGAGGGCCAGCAACCCGTCGTGTTTGATCATACCAATTCGTAATTGAATCTCTCGTTATAATTAGGGTAAAGGGTTGTCTCTACGAACTCTCGCAAGGCGGTGGACTTATCCAGCGTATCGACTTTTATGAGCGCGAAGTTTTCTTTTCTGGCGCACTCAAGCAGAGGCTCGATGCCGTGTTCTGCCACGTAGGCGTCCAGCAGTTCGCCTTCGTCGCACTCCTCCACGGCTCTGCGTTGGATGTCTTCAAGTTCCATATCATTCACATCCAAGAATTTTATTTCTCTTTCAAGGTCGTTTGCGAGCTCTTCGCCATCGATACCGTCCCAAGCTTCAATGGTGTTACGCAGGTTTGCGATTAGTTCTTTGGTTGTCATTTTGATGTTTTAAGAGTTCTAAATATGATTTGATGAATGCTTCCAGATTATCTGGATTATTGGCGAAGGTTTCTTTAACCAACACGTCCACGTTTACAAGGTCTTCTCCTAAGTAATCGAAGTCGACACTTAATCCGTCCTTTTCATATCGGTTTGTAGTGAATTCGCCATGCGGGAACGTGCGCTTTTCAAAGCCGTAGTCTTCAACGAGCTTTTGTTGTAGTGGTCTCTCTGCTATCCTCGCCCAAGTGTTTGTCTTCGAGTCGTAGATTACGCCTCTGCTGCCCTTGTCGACGATTCTAAAGAACTGCGGGTGCTCCTCTATGAAGAACATATCTGGGTTACTGGCTTTCACATAGCGGCCTCTTTCGGTCTCACTTTTAAAAGCCGTACCTTTTTGGTATCTCTTTTTCGCTACTTGCAGCGCATGGTGTTGTTCTTGTGACATGGTGATTATTGATTTAAATATTGGGCGCAACATGCTTTGCAGCAGCCTTGGGCTGTTTCGTCAGCCTCAACAACCGTTTCGCACATTACGCAGGTGGTGAATTCTTGGTCCATATTAATTCGATTTTCCGCCGATAAGATTTTTGATAATTCCGGTTTCTGTGCTTCCGTCTCTGCTAAGCAGCTTCATTGCATCAACCGTGATCTTTGCGCTGTTCACGATCTGCGTGGCGATCTGGGCCATCGCTTTTGATCGGTTGATTTCTGTGTTTAATTGATCTCCTTCGAGATCAGTGTCGCCCAGTCTTTCTATTTGGGCGAAAAGGTGATCATTCAGATCAGATAGTTTGTTTTTCATGGATTACGTTTTGAAGTTTATTGATAAGTTTTTTAGTTTTTTGGAGCGGCTCCGGGAGCGATCTGAATGACCTACCATTTCTACGAGCCCCTTCGCCTCTGTGGATCAGTTCCAAGTTGCTTAGCTTGGTGTTCATGGTGTCGCCATCCTTGAACCAGACAATGTGCGATTTCGGAATTGGGCCTCTGTGCTTCTTCCACTTGTAGCGGTGGTAGAGATCCCACTTACCGGGGCTCAAACGGATCCACTTATAAGGCTTCCCATTGAATCTGTTGTAGTGGTCGTGTCGGATGGTTATAACCCCGTCTCTTGGCTTTGTAGTCGCTGGGATATGCCCCTTTTTAAACATGGTCCGCTTCATCTTCTTGTAGGTCTCTTTGGACACTTTCTTGCCTTTATTAAAAGGGGTTACTCCGGGCTTATAGTAATTGTCTGCTCGACGCTGCGCCGCTAATTCGGAGGGTATTACCAATCCTAATTGTCGGAGGCGCGTTCTTACGAATGTGTCAGATTTACATATTTCAGGAGCGATTGTTTTGATTGGGATTTTTAGATAGTTCTTTTTTAAAAACATATCTATCTCCGGTGTAGATGTTGTTTTACCGGCTTGAGCCAATGACTTGAAGCTTAGCTGAACAGCACGAGGCACCACCAGTCCTTCATTTCGCATGAAAGTGGCAATGGGTGTTGCGGACATACCGAACTTTCGCGCCATTGACTTCACACTCTCTGTGAGATAGTTCTTCCGGATGTAGTTTTGTTGTCGGGTAGATAGAACGCTTTGATGCATGTTGCTATTTAATTTTAGCTTTTAGATATGTGTCAGTTCGAACGGGCTCCAATTCGCGCATGATGGTTTCGCAGTGTTTCTTTTGGTCTCTGAATTTAGCAGTCGCGCACACGGTTTGATGGAATAATAACAAGGCGTTGTACCAAATGTTTACCTCGCTCCGAAGTCGCAACCTCTCGCCTCCATCGGGCTCCGTTTCTATTCTCTGCTCGATCCTTTTAACTGCGGACCTTACCTCGTCAGGGAATTGATATATTTTTTCAAAAGCCATAGTACTTTAATCTTGTTTATGATAAAAAAATGATACGTCTGTGTCTGCGGGTAAGTCCAGTCCGGGCGCCCATGGTATCGGCGCACCCATTAAAGCGCTTACCTTTTCTGGGTCTGTTATGCCGTCGGCGTCGATTACAACTTCATCATGTACGGACATCGCGATGTAGGTCCTCTCCAATCGAAGCATAGCTTCTGCAAGGCAGTCTCTCGCGATGGCCTGAACGATGTTCTCCACCAACTTACCGCCGTAGGTCTCAACGTGCTGCCAGCGTTTAGTTGTTTGGTCCATGCCCTCATATCGCAGTTGATAACTGCCGAACTTGCCCGGCACCGCTTTGGCTTTGTAGTAAGCCAGCTCTCTGCCACTTGGCAACTTCACGAACAGGATCCCGCGAGAAGTTTTGAACCGCACCCGCCCACAGCGCGTTGAGGTCTCTATACCATTCTGTACGGCTTCGATGGCTGCGGTCTCTACATCTTTCCACAGTGCTACGATACGAGGACTTGAGCGACGCCATGCGCTTACAAGACCGGGTAACTCTTCTTCAGTCAAACCCTTGTCCAAAGCGCCCATCTGGATAAGTGCACCGACTCCACCTTGATACCCAAGTGCGAGCTCTGCCACTTTACCCCGCTGCCTCATGGACTTATCAATCGTTTCCAGCGGTATGCGGAACATTTGAGAAGCGGAAGCTTTGTAGATGTCACCACCGGAAGCGAAGACATCCATGCGCCAAGTCTCTTTTGCCAGCCAAGCGATTACACGGGCTTCAATGGCTTTGAAGTCGGAACAGATTAGCTTACGCCCAGGTGAAGCGGTTAAAGCTGTACGGATAAGTTGACTTAAAACGTCGGTCACTTGGCCCCACAACAATTCCACCATCTCCAAGTCTCCACGTCTCACTATCTCGCGCGCCTCCTCCAACATCTTCATGCTGTTCTTGGCGAGGTTCTGCACTTGCACACCGCGACCGGCCCAGCGGCCTGTGCGGTTGGCTCCGTAGAATTGAAGCAGCCCGCGAATGCGTGAGTCCTCACAAACCATCTCAAGCATAGTGGCGTACTTCTTAATGCTGGTCTTGCCGAGCTCTTGCCGGATATCAAGCACACGACGGATAACGTCAGAGTCCGCGGCTTTAAGAAGTTCTGGGAGCGTCTCTTTGTTCAAGGTCGTAACCTCTTGGTCCATAGCAGCGCTTAACCACTCCTTCAACTGCGCCCCGCTGTTCGGATTATCGAGTCCGGTCAACTCCTCTGCTTCGCGCATTAATTTCGCGGAGTAGTCCAGATAGATTTGCAGGGCGTTCTTAACGAACATCTTATCAAGTCGAATGCCATAGTCGTTGATGTCCTGGTCAAGCACCCATAAACGCTTTTCGTTCTCGGGTATGTTGAACCACTTAATGCTGTCACGAATAGCGGTTTCCACACGCACGTCCTGCTTGCAGTAATCAACGAACTGCTGCCACTTCTCCGCGTCGTGTTCAGGCAAGTTGCGTGTGCGCATGCCGTTAGCATTACTCGGCTTGCAGGGCACCGAGAAGTAGCGGATAAGTGCTTTACCCGACTTGTCTTTTTGCTCCTTGATATCAAGCACTCTGGCAACGGTGTCGAGGTCCATAGGTAGTCCAAGCATGGAGGCTTTTACCATTGTGCATTCCCACTGATCTGCAGGCAGGTCGATACCGAAGTGCTTGCTTAAACACACCCTTTCAAAGTTGGCGTTATATGCTGTTTTCAGATAGGAAGGTTCGGTAAGCATCCATTTGAACGCATCGGAGGTAAGGTCTTCACCGCTCACTTGCACAGGCCTGTCGTCTATGCGATACGCGATAACAAGCACTTCGAAGTTTGGAGATTCGACGTACTTATACACCCCGCACTTCTTCAAGTCGTAGTCGCTATAAGTCTCTATGTCGATGGATAGTGTAGGCATTACAGTAAATCGTCTATATTATCTTCAACGAACGTAGGTTGTAGCGGTGCGACGTATTCATCAAACGCCAGAGGCATCAGGATGACACGAGTGCCAGCGATCATATCGGGATGCGTGATACGGATAGCACGGTTTGAGGCTTCAAACCCTAAACAGATCCGCTCCGAGAATTTCTTAGTGTCAAACTTCAAAGCCTTGTACACGTCAGCTAATAACATCGGATTGAGCCCGATATACTCCACAGCTCCAAGCGGCTTATCTTCCGCAGGAAGTACGGTTTCAACGTCAGGGTAACGCCCTTGCGCAGCTTCGATAAACTCTTCGGGCGTAAGCATCTGAACGGATAATTTCGATTTAACCCCGCGAAGCGTGTTGTACGTCCGCATGATTACGGTCTCGCTGTGCAACTTGGAAGCAGCCCATTGTTCTGCGTCGATGTAAAGCTCTTCGCTGTCTGCGATAACGCCATCGCCAAATACTTCACAAGTAGGTATCTTAATGGCGGCCCATGCGTTTGTCACGTAGACAAAGCCGTTTCTGATTTGTAAGTACCCGATATTGGGGCGTATTGGGTCTTTTCCTGCAATAAGGTGTAATGGTTTCATGATATTTAAAAGTTTGTGGCAGTTGCGGGAATCGAACCCGCGACCAGTTAACATGAAAAACTGATGACCGTCCTGCCGTTTCACCGAGTCGCTTAACTCGGTGAGATTCTGAATTCAACTTAAAAGAACTAATCCAAGATTAAGGCTTGGCCCCTTAGCAATTTTTACATGAAGTCGTCTTCATCTTCAACCCCGCCGATCAATTCAGCGAAGTCGGACTCTGCTGTGCCGCGACCGCCTAAAGGCTCTCCATCGGCTACCTTCATGATGTGATTAAGTCCGCAGGCCACGCCTTTGTTGCCGCTGGCATCGTAAGGGTAGAATGTTACCGAAGCGAAGGCATAGCATCCGCTGTACACTTGGTCCTGGTCCATGATTGGATTAGCAGAGCGGTCAACAACACCAGGCTTGGTTTTGGCGGACGCGCTTACGAAATAACAATTCTCGTAAGCCGGGTCTTCCGGACGGTCGATGTCACCATCGCGCAGCGGTGTCTTCAAGTTCGCAGGAACTTTACCGCCCCACTTGCTTGTTTTGCCTTGCACCTTCGCGGCTTCAATGGCGGCCTTGATTTTATCCAAGGTCTTTTTGTCCTCTTTCGGGATAATCAGCGAAGCGCTGTACTTCGGTTCGCCGCCTTCATTGGCTGCGGATGGCTGCCAGACGTGCAGGTAAGAGAGTCGCACCTTTCCGGTGACCACTTTCGTCTGTTGAAGTGGATTTTTGTTTTCTGTTTGTGTCATTTTTGACGTTTTAACGGGTGAACTAATTATCGATTTCTATGTATTCGGCGAAGTCGGAGGCGGCTCCTTTCGCGCTGTGGTATTCAGGGCGTTTGTCGGTTTCAGGCACAAGTGTTGGTTTACCTGCGGGCTTGATTAAGAGCGGGCCTACAAGCTCGTCGAATGTCTTTTTACCGAGCTTCTTTTCCATGTCGGTAATACCTTTCAACTTGCGGTTGTAGTAGTCCTCTTCGCTTAATCCTTGACCGCTGTAAACACTTGCGACTTTTGATTCATCGGAGTATTGGCGGTTGCTTCTGCCTTCAACCAATTTGAATCCGGGCCAGTGCTTATCGTTGTTCACGGCTTCGAGCAAGGCGAAGTCTTCAACGGCACTAATCCATTTGGTGAAGAAGTCCGCACGCTTTAAGATGTCGCTCACTTCTTCATCGGTTAAGAGATTACCTGCTTTGAATTCGTACTTGGCAAGTTCAAGATTGTAGTCAGCAAGTGCGCGGCATTGTGCTTTAGCTTTACAGAAGCGGCAGTGATCACCGACAACAAACTCACCTGTTCCTTCGAAGGCTGCTTTAGCAGTCGGGATGACGAACTCTTCACCCCACGTGTGCAGTTCTGCGGCATCGATTGACCAGGAAGAGGTGTTATCTATACGAGGTTGGAAGATTGTCAGTCGAACTTCTTTGATGTCGTAGAGGAAGTCGTAGGACTCAAGCACACCCAAACCGTATAGCATGAGCTGCTTGTTTTTCTCTGAACTTACCGGAACGCCTTTGCCGTACTTCAAGTCTATGATTTCAAGTAAATCATCTGAAACGATTACGACGTCTCCGGTGCCGAAGCCTTCGGGCAAGTACTTGGTTAAATCAATTTTCTTTTCAAGCACGATTTGCGCGTCGCTGTTACGACTCAAGGCTTCATTGTAGCGCTCCACGACAAAAGCAGCGTAGTCTTCACAATGTTGTTGCATTGTCTCGTTGTAGAACTTATCGGCTTTGATTTCCTTGGGTTTGGAGGCATAGGCCTTCTTGGTCATCAAACCAAGCGTGTTTAAGATAATCAATTCACCGAGGGAGTGTGCGAGTGTCCCTTCTTCCGCTGCTTCACTTGTGCGGTCAGGGAACGCCTCTTCCAATCGAACGGAAGGGGTGCACGTGAGCCATCGCGAAGCAGCGGAGGGAGATAGGAGGGCGTGTGCCATTATGCTGCAAGTTTTTTCAGTTCAGTAATAGCATCAGCGTAGTGTTCAGCAGACAGAGCAGTAACACTTGCAGCACCGAAGGAAGAGAGCACAGAACGGATTTGGTCCGGTGTAGCGCCGTTTTCGCGCACTTCTTTAGCCACTGCGCGGACTTGGTCTGCGTCGATTTCTGCGGGCTTGGGTGCTTCGGGTTTTGGTGCTTCGGTCTGCTTAACAGACTCGGCCTTTTTAGGAGCCTGGCGTGGTGCTTCTTGCACTTCTGCGGGTGTGGTGTCTTCGCCATGCAATACGGCGATGAATGCTTTTAAAGCGTCGAGGTTGCGTTGCGTCGGGTTGACGTCGAGAGAGATTGTCATATATGTTTGTTTTAAAGGTTTCTTAATCCATTGTGTGCACTTTGCAGTAGGTCATGTCCAGCCGTTTGCGTCTCAAGTCAATGAGTTGCATAACTTCATCGAGAGCCTTGCCGGTGTAGATGTGTTCTGCCCATTGTGCGCAGGTCTCAAGTTGCAGGTGCGTCTTGCATGAGTCGATAATACTGGCGACTCGCGGGTGTATTGTTTCAGGCGTTTCCATAAGCGATTAATTCACAGCGTTTGATAAGTGATTGATTAAACAGGTCGTTGCAGTGCGATGTAGCAAGCCAAGCAGAACCGGTTTGCGCTAATATCTTTTTATGCAGATGAGTCTGGATAAGTCCTTCGGTGACAGATAACTGCCAGCCAAGCTTTGCGGATTGAATTTGTTCACTCAACCACTTCACGTTAAGCAGGTAGGGCCTGCTGTTTTCGAAATTATAGTTCTGTAACATTGTTGTCTTTTTCAAGCATGAACATTAGAAAAGCCACTCCAAGCACTATCGCGGACGGGATACCAACCCAGCACAGCAAGCCGATTATGAATTCAAAAGCTTCGTCGCCAAGTATTGTTCTCATGCCAGTGTGTATTTTCCGTTAGGTAATATTTTGATCTCTCCGCGCTTAACCATCTCGCGAATAGTTGTGCGAGACCTGCCAAGTCTTCGCGCAGCTTGCGACTTGTTTTCCCAAATCTCTTGCAGTTGGTCCTGCGCCCGATAAAGAGCAACGGCCTTCTGTGCGGCAGCATCAAGCATCTGTTGAAGTTCTGTGCGGGAGAGTTCCATCGATTACGCGGTTTCCAGTTCAATGATTTGGTTTTCTCGAAGTCCGGTGTGTTCTTCGATTAATCGGACTACACCGATTTGAGTGAGGCGCGGGTGGTTTTTTGCCCAGTATCGGCGAGCGGTGGACTCCGACACTCCGAGACGCACTGCTAAGAGATTCAGGAAGTTATCCGCGCTTTCAAATTTTATACGTGATTTTTTTGAGAGTTTCATCTAAAAAACTTTACTTTTGGTTTCAGTTTTGGTTTCAATTCTGCAAACAAATGTAAAACCAAGTTTTAAAACTTCAAAACTTTGTTCTATTTTATTTATTAACAAATGGCTGTGGATAACATAGAAATATCGAATTTTAAAGAGGCTGTAAAGCACTTGAGAGTAACGGGCAAGATCCGCTACGATTCAGATATAGCAAAGGCTTTAGGTATCAGCAAAGGAAACCTATCAAGCTACCTGAACGGCAATTTAGAACCGAGTAAAAAGTTTTTAAATAAGTTCTATTCTCACTATAAATTAGAACCGATTTCGGGAATGGTGGATGAAGCGCGGGGAGAATATAAAACAAAACCCGCGTTGAAATCGGTCAGTTCGGACCAAGCCAACGCGGTTTTGATGAACATTAACTCCTACGCTTTCGTTTCTGTGGAGCTGCTTTGCGAACTTTTGGCGAAGGTTTCCGAGCGCCCGTTGGATGAGATTCGGAAAAGAGCGCAGCAGTTAATATCTGACAGACGACAGCGAGTGGAAGAGGTCTTGAGACTGCTTGAAGATTTTTCATAAATAAAAGGGTTAAGGTTAAGTAACGATGCATAAATGGTTAATATTATGAGACTTATAATTTTTTTCACCCTGTTTTTGATGGCCTGCGGAGCGCGCCCGGAGCGAAATAATGCGGATACTTGGGCGATAACTTGGACCAAAGAGCATGTAAAAAAGAAAATGCAATTCCCGGAAGAAGCAGACTTTGGAAACAGGAAAGCAGAGGACTTGGGCGGCGGCGTTTACCGCGTGACTGGTGAATGCACAGGAAAGACCGCTTTAGGTTTGAAGAAGATACTAAAGTTCGATTACATCATGGAACACGACACGCTCAAGGACCCAAGCGAGCCGGGCGCGTGGAAAATTCTCACACAAGACGTCAGGGAGTAGTTACAACTTCCCAAACTCCTTATCCATCTGGTCGTCGGTAAACTTTCCGTACACAGCGAAAGTGCTGGCTTTCTTAATACCCATGGCCTTCATCACGAACTCCGTCCGCACGCTGCTGTTAATGCTGCTCACGGCAAAGGTGTGACGTGCGACATGGGTAGTCAACTTGAACAGCAAGCCCATATCTTGCCCAATTTCCCGCAGTGCTTTGTTGTACTTGTCATAGGAACCGATCGGGCGCTCTAAGGCTTGCAGGGCCTCTACGAGGGCAGGATAAAGCGGTATGTAATGCTGGTTCTTTGTCTTCACGTCGGATAGGTAGTATCTTCCGTCCTTGATTTCATGCTTGCGAAAATTTAGCAAGTCGCTGGCTCTGCAACCCAACTTGGTTTGGAGCACAAACCACCGGCTCGCATTACGCCAAACCGGATTCAGCGAATCGTAATAGGTTTTTAACTGACTGATCTGATCAGTGCTTAAAAAGAAGCGGTCCGGGTTTTTATACGGCGGCATTTTATACTGCCCTTTCTGCGATCCAATCGGAAAAGCGAAGTCGATGTCTTCACGAGCCAAGCCAAGCGCAGATTTTAAAAACTTGAAAACCGTCCAGATGGTTGTTGATGCGTACCCCTGCGCGATCAACTCCTGATGGAAATGCGCGCACCATTTAGGCGTCACCTCCACCACAGCGAGCTTACTGTACTTCGGGCTGAAATTAACGCGGATTATGGCCCTGTATCGACGTTCTGTGTTCGGTGCAAGTTTGGTCACTTCAATGTACCTATCCATGTAATCAATAAGGGCCTGCGCTTTGGCGTACTTATTTTCCAGCGCAAGCTTCAACAGATCCGCAGAAAGTGAACCATACTTGCGCAGGACCTCTAATATCGAAGCCTCCGCGTCTTGATAGGCTTTGCGGATTTGTTGGTTTTTATATTCGTGTAACTTATCCTGGCGTTTGACGTATCGGAAATCCTGCGCGGATTTATCAAAGTTTTCTTCACTACATTTCACGCCGGTGGATTTCAGATATCTTTTTCTCTGAAATATTACCTGGATGTAAACGGTTTTCCGGCACATCACAGTCAGTGAGTAGTTAAGGTGCAACATCGGGTACAGCAATAGGTGCAACAAATTTAACCACATCTGCGCAAACATTGGTCAGAAAGTGGACAGATTCAAAAGAGGTGCAACAACAGAAAACCCCTGAAACATTGTGTTTACAGGGGTTTCGAGTGTTTTTCAGAGTGCCCAGAACAGGACTCCTAAAGCATCTGTTTATAATTGCTTTAAGTCAAAGGCGCAACAAATATTTAATTGAATACTTTTCGGTAGTCAAGTTCCAGAGCTGAACAGACCAAAACGAATTGTTTCATAACAAGCCAAAATTTACCGGCCTCCATCCGGTTAATAGTTTCTCTTGCGACGCCGATCTTGTCCGCCAACTGCTGTTGGCTTAAACCCATCTCGGATCGACGTTGTTTCAAAAGGCCCGCTATCTCTACGCGGGCCCTGTCTAATTCTTTTTCGCTCATAATTGGTTTAATCTTCTATTGATGCGTAAGCAGCATCGAGGTAAACACTCCCGTAGTCGTTTATTCTTTCAATCGCGTCGGCAAGGCGTTTTTCATCGTCGTCAGAATTGCCATCAAAGTACATTTCTGCTCTTTCAACCAGATACGCTTTAGCTTCGTCGACTGATTCAAACACTTGCTTGGCAGTGTGTGAACCGTCGGGGTTTGAGGTGATTTCCATTCCGAAGAGTCTTAATGAAGCTAATTGGTAAGAAGTTGGGGCTGTTGCTATTATTGTTGCCATGATACTTGTTGCCGTGATTAATGAGTTGCCGCCTCATTTGTTGTTTAATTATGGAGCAAATATAGTGATATGTTTATCACATGGCAAAATATTTTTTCAACTTTTTTTAGAAAATATTTTGAACATAAAAAAAGCCCGGCGTAGAAACGCCAGGCCGATCATCTTAAAACACCTATGCTAAAAGTTTTATGCTTCGTTTTCGCTTAATTCACCGCTTGATGTGTAGTGGTAAGGCTTCACCGATTCGGGCTGTATCTTGTACGGTGGCCGTTTGCTGGCAAATAACCGGGATTTAGCGATACGGGTAATGTTTACCTTATCGCTCTGATTACCGCCTAATACATAGAACGAATCAACGGTTTCACCAACATATAAACCAACGTGTCCGCCTCCTTTGCGCTTAAACACAAGCACATCACCCAATGATGGCTGTGGTGACTTATTGCCGAAGTCAACCCATGACAAAGCCCTTAATGCTTCATTCGGAGGCTGCCAATTAGCCCGCTGTGCAATTACAGCCATAAACAAACCGCACCAGGGTATTGAATCAGCGCTATACCAATTATCGCCTTTGATATTGGTTTCTTTTGCCCAGTTCACGATAACGGCATTGTTCTTTGATCCTGTCGCTTCCGTCACACCATACAGTGCCAATGCTTCACGCACCAAGCGAGGCGGTGTAATCGTCTTGAGTTGGTCGAGTATCTGCTTCATAGTTGATTAAAATATTGATAATTCCATCCATTTGATGGTAAATCCCGCTACCCATACACCCGTTGCCGGAACGGTTGAACGAATAATCAAGCCTTCGTTTTGAACCAATGTGATAGGATGCTCACCGCTTGCAAGGTCGCACTTGTATAGCTGTGGTGTTGGTAGGTAAATGCTCCCGATAATGGGCGTAGCCGAAGCGACCCCCCCGCTTGAATGAGATGTAATCATCCCGATTGGTTGGGAGTCAATGTTTTTTGTTCCTGCCGTCAATGCTGCTGTTGTTGATACCCTTGCACTACCCATAAGTGAAGCGCCCATAGATGCCCTGAGTTGGTTTGTATCCCCCGTCAAAGTGATTGGAGTACCGCCTGACCCATCACCTGACCAACCTCTGCAAATCGTTGCATTTAAGGTAATTGAACCCGCTGCGAAAGCGGTAGAGGCAATAAGCCCATTGCACACGATTTCGGTGATAACGCAAACCCTTGTCGCATCCGTCCAACGTAATTGCACAAGTTCGCTATTTGCAGCCGACCCAGCCCCGATTGAGCCCGTTTGAACCGATACTGCATAGTGGCCCAATGTGCCGTAATCCTGTGGTTTTGCGATGCTATGTAACCCCTTTGCGACTGCTTCGCCAATGTTTACGATTACGCTATCTGAAGCCCCTGATTGAATGATTGCCATGTGTTATATTTTTATGTAATTAAATTTAAATCTGCCTACTACCTTCCCGAGTTTAACCGTCCTGAAAAGTCGGTTTATGTCCGCTGTTGGATACGCACCTGTGTTTGGTCTTGATGTCAAAATACCTCCATTTACGAATCCGCCTGTTATGACAGGAGCCAATACAAACCCCTCGTTTGCCTCCCAATTAACTTTGAAGTTACCTGAACCCGCTGTGGCCTTGAGTAGTAACGTATCCATTTCGTTTTCATCAGCTAATGACCCCTTACCGGTTAATGATGTCATGGCCTGCCATATCATTATTTTTGTTGTTGATGTAACCCCTGCATCTGTTACGGTAAATGTTCCTCTGCTTAACGGAGTGCGCCCTAAATCGACTTCGATGGTAGTGACGGTCAAACCACCAGCGTTTTCATCAACGTATTGCACAGAAGCCGGGCTGGCTTGTTCCGCTGCGGACTTAACCGCACTTACCGAGCTTGTTGTCGTGACAGCTCGGTTATTGTCGAAGGTTAGCACACCCTCTGCGGATATGCTTTTCAAACGCGATGCGTTGATAAGGATGGCGCCAAAGCTCGCATGCCCTGCTTCGAAGAAAGTTGAACCTAAAGCATCCTGCAGCGCGTCATAGCTCTGCGATACTTGAAGCGGGGCTTCGTTAACAGGAAGACCTGTTAAGTACTCCAACACGACATAACAATTCCCGCCGGACTCGTATAGGTAGAGTATAGCGTTCGCTTGTATGTTTGTCGTGTTGAGAGTTACGATCATTTTTCCGTTCGTCGGTCTGGAAGCAATGCGTTAAAAACACGTCCCGCAATAGTCATAACCGACCAGCTCTTCGAGGTCGGGATGAGCCGGATAGTGACTTCATACATGGCAGCCAAACCGGTTAAGATTGACTGCCAATTCTCCTGGATGTATTGGATAGTTGTTTCCATTATCTTTTCTTGGTTTTTAAGTATTCGGTGTAAAGTTCAGAGCCTTTGAATTCCATCATTTCTTCTGTGAAGCAGCCGAGTATTCTGTTTGTCTGTTTAAGCATACTTGTATTTTCTACGTGCGCATCTGTGGCGCGCTCGATGTGTTCCAGCATAACCTTGTGATCTTCTTGGATGTATTGTTCCAATTTCTTCTCAAGCGCGTCGAGCTTTTGGTCCTGCTTATCGCGGTAGCGCTGGTCGCGTTTCCACATCACCCAGACGCCCATTCCCAATATGCCCAGCGTGAGCATATTGTCGGTTAGCTTGGTGAGTAGGTCTACCGATGGGACCTGTAAGAGTGTGAGCAGCGATAATGATGCCATACGTTTAAATCAATCATTATAACAAGGATCGTGAAGAACAAAACTTCATCTGATTTGAATTCCGTCGCGGTCCCTGTGAGTTCATCTTTTAAATTCCATAATTCCGAGAAAAAGCCAATCGTAAAGACACTGCTTACAACGGCGTTTGCACCTGCTTTTCTTGCATACAGCCAAAGCAAACCCGCATAGATGCATCTTAGAAAAGCGTCGGCTGTGTCATATAACATAATCGAGCTGCTTAGGTTCATGGCGCAAGCCAAACCCAAGAACCCGACTATGTATAATATGGCAGGCCAAATGCTTTTCATCACTTAGGTCTGCGCGGGGGACGTGTTCCAATCACCTCATGAGCCACGACTGACATCGCAGGGCTTGTGATTGTTCCGTCGAAATCATTGTTCACGTTGATCTCGCAAGAAGTGTCAACGAGGCAGTTGTTGATTGCCACGATTTCTACTACCGGATCGTCGGACTCCAATTCGCCTAATGTTTCAGCGGTGACCGTCTCATAGTCGTTACCCGTTGAAATATAGGTTTTAAGATTGCCAGACTGGTGCCGTGCATCAATCAAGATAATCGGTTGCCCTTCTTCGAGCTGGAGAAAACTAATGTTTGCCATGTTTATATTGGGTTTTTAATTATACAAGAATTTCGAGTCCGGCTGCCACAATGGCCAATACCGCTGCGGAAGTTGGCGTGCCAGGCGCTTCTGCGTTTACTATTGATACATCGGCACAAGGGATAGATATTTCCCGCCCTGCAATATTGGCGATTACCGTGTTTACGTTAGCGGCTCTGAATCCACCTTGTCCGACCATTATAACGTCGTTATTTTCCGCAACGGCCACTCCGTACATGGTTGAAAAAAGTTTATAAGTAGGCATTTCGATTATTTAATTAGGTTTTAATTATGCAAAGCTGAATCCTAAGCCTATCGCGATGGCGGCTAACACGGAGGCAGAATCCGATGCGACGGCCTCATCATTCACTTGCTCTATCTCGTCGCACTGCAATGTCATCTCTTGACCGCTAATGCTAACCACAATACTATCGACGTTTGCCGTTCGACAACCGCCTCTCCCGGCCATTATTACTTTGCCGTTTTTTGCGACGACGATCCCTGCGGTGCTGGAATAGAGTTTATATGTATCAGGCATTTTGCGTTGCGTATTTAATTGGACTTAAAGTTCCGCTGACACCCGCAGGACTCCCCACGTTGTTAACACTTATATTGTTAACAAGTGTTTCGTCGTAGGTGAACTGCTGCCCGTTGACTGGGTACGTATCGACTCCTTCGTGCCCGTTGTCGTCCATTAGTTTAACAAGGTGGTCGAGTGTGCCGTAGGTATTCAAGCACACATCGAAAATAGTTGAGTTGCTTATCGCTGTGAATGTTGTCATCTTGTTGCGTTTGGATTAATAGTTAGACTGCCGTTTGGAGAGTACCGCACTTCCGGATTCTCGACTCGGTAGCCATCGCTTTGAAGTTGCACAAATATCTTCCGCGCTATGGTAGACTCCTGCCCGCTTGAGTTCAGATAGGCCATAGCATTAACGCCATCTGCCGGATGCTCTTTGTACGAGCCGGGAGTAGCCTCAATGGTATCCTGAATGTGGTCTTCGTCGGAGTCGTAGAACTCTATGTCATTATTGGCATTGACAAACGCCGAAGCTATACGTATATCAAATCTCTTATCCATGGGTTATATTTTCGTTTTCCAAATCAATCTGCTGTGTAGGTGTGAGCGTTCCGACAACAGGTGCAACGGTCGGCGCTGCGGTTCCGGTACCAGTGGACAACGTCAACACGTGCGTGTGTGCGTTGAACTTACTTACCAGATCATTCACTTTATTTTCAAGGTTGTTTAACTTGGTCACGAGGTCTGCAACCTTCACAAGTCCGTCGAATTGACCGCCCCGTAAAATGATTTTTTCCACACCGGAAAACATCGCGATATACGGTTCATCTGTCAAGGCCACGATAACGGTGCTATCCGCTTCGGGAAGGACCAGAACGCCATCGTCAACGGCGGCCATCAAGCGCACCGGTATTTCTACGGGATGCTCTCCGAGCAGTTCAACCACAGCACTTCGATTTGCTTCATCCACGGACACGACAACAGCATCCGCGTATAACTTCGCGGTCTTGGTTAGCTGTTGTAGAAGTCTGCGGATCTCGGCACTCATGTATTTATTTTGTAATCAAGTTCAATAATCTGTCGCAACCCGTTCTGGCTTTCGTCGTCGACTTGCTTCACTTTGTAAACGCCGTTATATTCCGGAAGCCTTGGGTGTATCAGCTTCACGTTGTCGCCATGCTTTACACGGGGTATGCCGAAGGTTCTAAAGGTGCCTTTCAGTCCGTTGTAATAGTATTTTTTTAGTTGATTATAAGCAAGTTCTCCGAGCTCGTCTATACTTTTCGCACCGGGAAAAAAGAAAGTGCGTCTTTCACCTTCGACGTTCTCCGGGGCGTGCCCGTCGGATACATCCGTTACGGTGTATTCACTTTCTCCGGCCGCAGGGTTTGGGAGCATCTCAACAAGGGCTTGAATGCGCTTTTTTTTCTTTTTCGTCTGCCCGTCTTGAGTGGTGCCGGAGCCATCAACGGTTATGGTATTGTGCGCGATGGCAGACATCTTGATATCATCCTTTCTTCTGTATTCCAGATCGCTTTCGATAATGTTTTTCTCGAAGTGGAACACGTGCGTCTGCGCCTCGTCTTCAATATAGATCAGTGCGCCACAGCGCAGCTCGTCCCCACGAAAATAACTTTCGAGCCCCTGATCTCTTTGCAACCTCTGTAACACTTGCGCTGGTGTTTCGTGGCCTATGGTGAACGGTCCTATCTTGGTTGTTTGAAGCAGATTAACTGTGAAGCCTGTTCCTTCTGTGATGTATTGCAGTATGCTTTCCAACGTATCAGAAGCACCGAAGTGTTTAGGCTTTAAAGGCTTCTGCATGAGTTTAAACATGTTGTCCTTCAACTCGAATTCAACCGATAAACCGGGTTTCACTTTAAAGATAAAGCCTTGAAAAACGTCGTACATTTCGGTAATCGTTGCGCCTCTTTCATCCTGATAGCTGTAACCCCACTTTATTGTCACCGAATCGCCACGCATGAAAAGCGGAACGGATCCAAACCCGCCAGCGTTTATATTTTTACCCGACAAGGGTTGAGGCTTTCCAAACGCATCGCGGTAATACAGGTTTTTCGGAAGTACAAGCGATCCGGAGTCGCTTAGATTCTGCCAGGTTGAAGATGCGGAATACGACGTCAGGAAAGTAAGCGTTAGTACTTTGTTGCGGTCCGGGTAATCGTTACTCGGAGTCTGCGTAATGGTTACGATATGTCGGACTCGGAGAAACCTCATTCGTTTATCTTCAATTCTACGGGTGTATCTGAAACCATTTCAATCGTGAATGCCTGGTATGCATATCCGCCTTCGTTTTGGGCGAAGAAGTAAGACCGCACCACCACATCGGTAACGCCTAAATTCTGCAAGTATGGACTGCTTACGGCGATAGGTACGCGAGCGGTAAGCATGCGTTTAAGCGCTGCCACCTCTTCACGTGGATGGCGCAAGTGCGAACCTGTGAGAATACCGTTTAAAGATATCTCGTAGTCGCCGTCGCCGATGTATTCTTTCACCGTTCCGGGCCTTCCTTGTATTTCCGTCTCGACAATTTTCTTGGTCTGCCCGACGGACATTAAAACAGCATCCAGACGGATCTGTTCAAAGGTCTGTATCTGGCCTTGGTCATCTTCATAACTTCCGGCCTCGAATGTGATATCGGAATATACCGGAGTGCCCAACGCAGAGCGGCGGAGTGCTTGGTCCGGTGTAGGTCCTGCAGGTATTGTTCTGTTGAATATCTCCATAATTAATCAGCGGTTACTTGGAAGTCATTTAATGCGCCGGTAAGCGCTTGCACAACAACGTCGTGAATGCGAGACGCCCCTTCTTTTACATTGCTTACATAGACCTTGCTTTCTTTTATGAGGTTGTCCACCTGCACATTGATAGTTACGTTCTTGCTGCCTATGGCTTTTGATTCACCGCGTAATTTCTTGCCTTTTGCAGATGCGGAGTCCGCGCCTTTAGGTACGGCATTCCGGTCATACAAGCTCGTACTTGTCAACTGATCCAGCGCAGTCTTTTTGAAAAGTAAATCTTGCAGTCCGGGTGCGTTGTTGGTAACCTTACCTCTTACAAGCATATTCTCGCGAAGACGTTTTTCCGTCGTAGAGTTGATTTCCTTCATCTGCTCGTCAATCTTAACCTTCTCCCGCTTTTGGAATTCCGCCATCGTAAGCCCCGACGATTGGAAGTCTGTCGCATAGGTCTGCTTAAACGCATCGATGCGGCTATCGTTCTGCGCCCGCAGCATCTCGTTTTGCGTCCGCAGAGCGTCGTCCATGGATGAAGAGTAAATGCCAACTGCTGCGGCAAGCGCCCCTATCGCAGATATGACTAATCCAATCGGTCCGAGTGACATACTCATCGCGAGTGAGAAGGACCGCACAACGGTGATAACTTCTCGCAGACCCATAAGTGACTTATAAGCCAACCACAAACCGCCCACCACTTTAGCCGTTGTGACGACGGCATCGCGATTTCTCTTCAACCACTCCCAGCCTTGGCGCAAATAGTCTATCGCATTCGATAATCCGGTTATCACGCTATCAATAGCAGGCTTTAAATCATTGAACATTGTCACGGCCAAATTGTAAGCCTTGTCGCCGAGGTTTGAGACTTGCACAGAGGTAGTTCCCGCCATGGCTTCCAGACCTCCTGCATAAAGCCCGCCTTCTTCGTGAGCCTTGCGTAAAGCGTCGGTTATTGCCGAATAACTGATAACCTGGTCTTGGTTGTTCTTATCGACTTTAGTGCCCGCTTTCTCAAGGAGCGCGTATAGATTAACTCCGGCGTAAGCGAATTGCTTAATGTCCATGGCCGTAGCTTCTCCGGTATTGGCAATTTGTTGAAGGTTGACGGTCATCCGTTGCAGCTCGTCATTGCCTCCACCTGTCGCGGCGATGGCGTTCGCCAGGTTAAGCATATCCTCCCGAGCTCGGTCCGCCCCTATGCTTGCAGAGATAAGCAGCTTCTGCCCTTGCAAGAGTGTAGAGAAGTCGAACGGCGTTTTAGTGGCGTCCTCCATCGTGTTACTAATCACACGACCTGCTTCATCTGCAGACTTTAAAAGTGTCGTAAGCCCTACCCGGGCATTTTCGACTTGCATACCCGCTTGGCCGATCTTGTAACCTAAAGCGGTAACGCTTGCAGCGGCGAATGCGCGTTGAATAGAATTGCCCAGATTGCCCATCGTGCTGTCCAGCATACGGGCTTTGGCATCTGCGCTGGCAAGCCCTGCGGATAACCGGTCTTTGAGGGAGAGGATGTATTCAACGACTTTACTCATCTATTCATATTTTACGCTGTGTACAATTCGGAGGTAGTATTTCGTTTGCGCCCAGGCTTTGTGCCATTCGTCTTCTTCGAGTTCTTCCGGGTTTAAATGCAAACAGCCCCGGATTAGAGCGTTACGCTGCTCCGCCCCGAGGCTCTCTGTTCCTATGCTGCTGCGTTCTATTTTTTTTTAAACTGATCTACGTATGTGTCAATCATTGATTTAGCGATGTAATCCAGCACTCCAAGTTTAAACGGATCAGATTGAGGGGCGTCCGAGTACGTCAGCGGGTCGCTGTGATCAGTGAGCACGCAAGCCTGCCTCAAGTCTTCGGAAGCGATGTGAATGCCGTGCGACATGACCTTATCCAAGATAACAAGTTTGGTCATGTAGTTAGGCTCTTTCA